GCTAATGGAATAGTTAAGGCAAATGATAAGATTATGATTGAGGAAGGTGGATTAACCTTTACTTGTGCTAAGGATAATGATCAAACTAATCATTCATATCCAAGACGTTCAGATCCTTCTTTCTACGAATGGTTACCTCTATTCAATGTACAGACAGATACATTCGATGTTTTCATTGGTAGATCTAGTGATACCTCTGCACATACTTTCGTATCTGCTGTTCCTCTTGCATTCAGTAGACCAACTGGTGTAGTTACTGTTGATGTTGGTATATCTTCAAATACTTCTACACACGTATTCCAATCTGCTGCTGCAAATGCTATTAAGTGTGGTGGACAATATACCCACATTTGGAATACTGGTACTCCTGATGGAAGTAGTTTGGAAGCATTCACAATTGGTGGTGATTATACACACGAATTCCAATCTGGTGGAGAGCAGTTTACTGTAACTAATGCAGCATTTACTCCTGCATCTGGTTCCATGACTCTCACTATTCCTAACCACGGATTTGAGGATGGTGATCTGGTTTGGATTGCTGATGGTTCATTAACATTCCGTTGTGATCAAGATAGTCAACAATCAGATCACGCTTATCCACGTTCTACTGATCCTGTTAGTGGAAAGTATATACCAGTTTCTAGTGTTACTAAAGATACCTTTATTGTTAATGTTGGAGTATCTTCAAATACAACTACTCACGCATTCCAGTCTGCTACTGCTAATGGATTAACAAGGGCAGTAATTAGAACTGGTGGTAATTATACACATACTTTAACTGGTGCAGATCCAGCTTGTTTCCATAAGAAAGGAAAGGCAATTGCTATTGATGCAAATTCAATAACATTTACTTGTGAAATGGATGATGGTACTACTAATCATACCTATCCACGTACAACTGATCCTTCTTATAAGCAAGTATTACCAATTACAAAATTCAATACAGATACATTTACCGTTAATGTAGGAACAACTGATTTTGGATCAAATAGAAATTATAAAGCATTGAATGTTGAGACTGCCACTTACAATACAGTTAGTGGTAATTTAGAGATGACTATTCCTAATAGTGGTTTAGTTGTTGGTGATTTGGTCACCATTGATGACAATTCAATTAAATTTACTTGTGCAATGGACAATAACCAGTCCGTTAAGTCTTATCCTAGACCTGGACACGATGTTCGTGCAGCAGGTAAAGAATTAGAAGTTACTAATGTTAGTGGTGTTATTGTAACTGTTAATGTAGGTACTCCTGGAACTAACCAGACATTTACACCAACTGGTGCAACTTATGATGCTGAAACTGGTAATTTGACTATGGCAATAGGACAGCATGGAATGCGTAAAGGTTCTAGTATTGTTATTGCTGATAATAGTTTACAGTTTACTTGTGATATGGATGGCAACAGTGCCACTAAGACATATCCAAGATCAACCGATCCTTATGGTGGTGGTAAATCAATTGAAGTTACTGATGTATTCTATAATTCAGGTACTGCAAGTGGTGCTACATTCACTCCTTCAACTGGAGTAATGGAAATTACACTTACAAGTCATGGTCTTAGCAATGGAGATTACATCCAAATTGTTGATGAGTCATTAACATTTAGATGTTTCTTAGATGGTTATACAACAGATCATAAGTATCCACGTCCTACAGATCCTTCATCTGGAAGATGGATGGAGATTTCTAATAAGACAAATGATACATTTGAAGTTAATGTAGGAATATCTTCAGATACTTCAACTCACTTCTTTATGTCTGCAGAGACAAATGGTATCAGAGCTCAGAACGGTACTATTGAAGTTAATGTTGGTAAGTCTCCTATTAAGGGTTACAATCCTTCAACAGTAGCTGGTTCTGCAACTGCGTTTGAACCTACTACTGGTGAATTGATAATTGATATTGGTGCTCACGATCTTGATGTTGGTGATAGTGTAAAAGTTGCTAAACAGGCATTTGGATTTATTTGTGCTCAGGATGGTGGTAATACAGTTCATTACTATCCACGTACAAGTGACTGGGGATATAATAAGGCACACGCAATTACTGCTAAAACTTCAACTACTATTACTATTAACGTATCTAATGGTGCTATTAGTAATACTAGTGAACACATTTTATATTCTGTATATCAGAAATATACACCAGTTGGGGCAGTATATAATGCCTACACAGGTATAATGAGGATTACAACTAATATAATTCATAATATGGATGCAGGTGAATATGTTAAGTTTGACGATAATTCATTATCATTCGTTTGCAGTAAGGATAACTTTGCTACTTTGCATACATATCCACGTCCTCAAGACCCTGCTAGTGGTAAGTGGTTGAAAGTTCTACCTACCAATCTTACAGGATATACTTTTGAAGTACAAGTTCTTGACGTTATACCTTCAACTAATATTGCTAGTCATACATTTGTATCTGGTAATCCAGCTGCTACCAATTCTATTAGTAGATCAGTTATAACAACTGGTGGTGATTATGGTCACACATATACTGGTAATGCTAGTTCTAATAATATTACATATAGTCCTGCAAGTCAACATACATTTGATAGTGCAGTTCCTGGTGCTGTTAAGCAAGTATTACAACAACATAGATTTGTTTCTGCTGATAGTAGATCCATTACTGTTATGGATTACAATCATAGGGATTGTGCCGATGTTACAACTACGATTGAAAACTTAATTGATATTGTTACTGATACATTGGAAGATGCAAATTCAGCAAGTCCAATAGATCATTTAGGATCAATTAGTAAACTATCACCACCTACAGAATTCCTTGGTGGTAGAGTTTACAGTTACTATGAAGAATTATTCCCAGTTAATAATCATAATGCATCTGATGACATCATCTATACAAATAGAATTGGTGCAGCAAGTAAGTATAGGTATGAAGATGCTGCTGAATTAGTTGAAATGAATGCTGGTCCTATCGTAGATAAAGCATCTTACGATATGCTTCAGAAGTATCCAGATCTTGCTTTGGATATGCCTAGAAACCAAGATGGTACTGGTGCTGGTACTTTACGTTGTAAGACTGACCTGTCACAAATATTGACAGAATTTATTAAGGATATGAGAGCTGGTGGTAATTTCCATACAGTAAATGTTGCTAAGAGATATCTTGGTGCTAATGATATTCTACTCCATATTCGTTTACAAGTATTCCAGTCTGCTTATGCTCATGAGCGTCTTGCATACTATATGAAGCAAGCAATCACTGGTGATTTAGATTCAACTAATACTGATAAGATTGTTGTTGGAGATTGGGGTATAACTCAGGATACTGAAACAAACTTTACTCCTACTGGTGCAACTTATGATGCTGAAACTGGTCTATTAGTACTTACTATTGGTACTCATACTTTAGATGTTGGAAGACGTATTACTATTGCTGATAATGGATTGACATTCCAGTGTGCAATGGATGGTAATACATCTAATAAGACATATCCAAGACCATTGGATCCTATTGGTGGAGGACAAGAAGTTAGTATTCTTGAAGCAACTTCTACAACAATTACTGTTAATATTGGAGCAACTCCAACTGTAACTTATGATGTATCTTCTGCAGATTATAATCCTAATACTGGTCAGTTAATATTGACTATTGGTGGACATGATTTAACTATGTCTCATAGTATTAAACTTGCTCCAAACTCATTAACATTCTCTTGTAATCCTGGTTCAGGTGTTGCGAATGGTACATATCCTCGTTCAACTGGTGCTAATACTGGTAATGGTGAAGATTATGCATATGATACCGCAATACAAATTGCAGGGACAACTGCGGATACAATTACAATTAATGTAAACAATCCTGCATCTCCTGGTCCTATTAGTAATACTGCTGCTCATACATTCGTTAGTGCAACTGCTGGTGCTGTAATTGCTGGTGGTAATTATACACATTCATTTGTATCTGCTGCTAATAATTGTGTTACTGCTCCTGGTGATTGTGCAAACGTACAAAATGCAATCGATAACTTAGTTACTGTTGCTAATGATATCATTGCACCTACATCTGAAGCTTATGCAATTGCTGCAGATAGATTATATTTCAATAGACAGGCAATCGCTAGTGAGATTACACAGTTAACAACTCAAGAGTTTACTTATAACCTTGGTGGTAGTAATTATACTGCGTTCTCTTATCCAGAACCAGGTGGTGAAGCAACTTGCCAGAGAGATGTTAAATTAATAATAACATCAATGATTTCAGATTTACAGACTGGTGGTACAAATAGTACTCTAGCTGCTATGGAATTGTATTTGTCTGCTACTAGAACAATAATAAATGTTGAAGAAGAGTTGTTAGCAACAACTTGGGCACTAGAGCAATTAGGATGGTTGGGTGAGCATGCTATTAAGAATAGGTTATATGATCTTAATAGTGGAGAAGTAGAACCTGCTTATAACTTTATTTGGACTACCTATAGTGCATATAGAGATAACTTAACTCCAAATGCATTTGATATTGACGAAGTTGTTTCTAGATGGAAAGAGATATTAAATATTGCACTCAATCTTCTTGCTCCAGGCAAGAGAGCATTTAGAGGTGCAGCGAAGAATCTAATTTATAATAGAAACTATTATAAAGAAGAAATTACAACTCTTGTAACTCAACAATTTGGTGCTGGTGCTTGGATTTATAACGATTTCCTTGATACTGTTATTACTAACTTATCACACGATCTTATTACTACAGATGAGTCAAAAACTACTCTTGCATATACGATTACTATTGAAGATGTTGTTGGTAACTTTGAAAATGGTGAACAGGTTTGGAGTACAAATAGTACATCAGGAACTGCTGTAGTATTAGAATATGATGTTGATCAACAATTATTAATTGTTGGTGAATGGGTTGGTGAAAAATGGGGTAGTGGGGATATCTTGAAAGGAACTCGCAGTAATGCGATGGCAGAAATTGTCACTGGTGGTGTTGGCACTGGTTATAAGTGGTATACCGAACCAGGAAATGTTCAGACACTTGCTTTTGCTAGAAATATTTCTTCTAATGTTAGTGGACAATCTTCAAGTTTGAATCTTTGGTCTTATCCAGAGAAGATTAGTTGGGTTTGGACTCCTTATTCTATAGTTGTTAGTGAGGACTTCGCAACCGCCCCTGATTCAACTTTAACTGCAGAAAAATTAATTGGTTATACAAATACCAATTATCATTTCATCTACAGAAATTACAGTCTTTCTGCTTATGATACTTGGGATGATGGTTCTATAGATTTCTCTGATACTACAAATTCATTTGATGAAGGTGGTTCTGGTACAGAAGATGATAATCAGACTTACACATTCTCAGTATTCTTTAAGGCAGATGAATATTCTAAAGTTCGTTTCGGACTTCAGTTTGATGTTGGCACTGTTGGTGAACAGAATATATTCTTTGACTTAGAAACAGCTGATGGTACTGCTGGAACTCTCTTTATTCCTCAAGGTGGTATTACAGGTGATGATTATGGTTCTGTTCCTTATGGTGATGGTTGGTATAGAGCATACATTACAACAACAATATCATTTGGTTTCTCTGAACTACGTGCTATGTTCTTAGTTTATAACGAAGCAAATCAACTTCTTTATACTGGTGATGGTAGTAGCGGAATGTATATGTGGGGTGCTAAACTCAATAAAGGTACTATAGATCCATATGTCTCTCAAGCTGGTCAAACATTCTATGCTGATGCAGAATTCAATGTTAAGACATATGCATTAGAGAGATTGGAAGATTATGCAGTTAAGGCTCTTGGTGATACACTACCAAATCCTGCTACAGCTTCTGGATTCCTTAGATATTTTGATAATGTAGTTGCTGGACATTATAAAGTTGATGCTATTGCTAGATGTATTCGCAGTAATATTAATATTATTACTAATCAGTTAAAGGATGATAGTCATTATACAAATATATTGACAAACAATGGTATAACTATTCCTACTTACACTTATGGTAACAGAAGTTTACCGACTGGTCTTGGTGGTGGATTAAATCCTGCTGATCAGATATATGGATTATCATCAGGTGCATCTGGAGAAGTTGAAACAGTAACTGTTAACGAAGGTAAGATTGTTAAGATCTATAAGAGATTACGTATTACTGGTGATATTACAGATGCTGCTGATCAGTTAGTAACTCTTCAGCCACCATTTACTATGAACGAAGTTGTTCAGAAGTTTGGTGATGCTGCTGTTAATGGTACTGTATATGGATTCCATTATGATGATAACTTCAAGTATCTTGATGTTGTCGTAACTGGAGGAACTTGGGCAGTTGCTGATGTTGTAGTTGGTCAAACTTCTAACGTTAAGGGAACTGTATCAGCTATAGAAGATCGTATTCATATCATTGATCTTAAAGGTTCATTTGATTCTGATATCCCATTCAAGGGATATGATAGTGGTGCTGAAGCAACTCCTATAGTATTTGCAAATACAGAAGCTGCTGTACTTGATAATACTGGTGGTACTTTAACAGTTGATACTGCTTCAATGACCGCATTGTTTGAACATACTTCTGTTGTTTATCCAGAAGTTTCTAGACAATATATCGAAGTAAGTAAGTTTGCTGGACTTGATATTACTGTTGGTGACAGAGTTGCATCTGCTGGATATACTCGTCTTGGTATAACGGTAGTAAGTGGATTGAATCAATTCACTGTTGGTAACAGACTTTATAAGGTTAATGGTGGTATTCAAGACTTTAATACTTGGGGTATTATTACAGAGGTTGATTTAAGTAGCAACTTCATATACGTTGCTGAATATCAAGGTAACTTTGCTAATGGTGATCTCGTAGGTGACTATGGCATAGGAAATAACTTCCCAGTTGGTTATGCATCTGTTATAACAAGAGTTGTATATACTGGACAAGCAGCAGCATTGGTACAAGATATAAGAACAGTTGGAATTAATCAGAGACTTTATCTAAGTGATATTAGAGGAGCATTTGATTTGAAAGATTATGTTATTAGTAAGGATGGATATAGAGCTGCTGTTATGTCCAAGGTTGATTTGGTCGCACGTGTGAAGAGAGCATTCAAAGGATTTGATGGTGAAACAACAATATTCCCATTATCAATTGATAACGGTACACAGTACTTACCAGATCCTGCAGGTCATCTTCTCGTATTCGTTAATGGTATTCTACAACCTCCAGGTGGTACTAATGCATATACCGCATATTCAGATAAGATCCAGTTTACAGAAGCACCAGAAGAGGGTGCATCATTCACAGGATTCTACGTAGGTAAGTTAAGACAGTTGGATGATATTTCATTCGAGTTTGACTCCTTACGTCAGTCATTCAACCTCAAGCGTAATGATGTATTCTACTCACTAACGCTTACAGACGGTGTTCAATCATCTACAATACGTCCAGAAAACAATATTGTTGTTTCTCTGAATGGTGTTATACAGGAACCAGGCGTAGGTTTCGAGATTGTTGGTTCACGTATTATCTTCTCTGAAGTTCCTCGTGTAGGTTCAACATTCGTTGGATTCTCCTACGTTGGTTCTGAGGCAGACGTTGATGCTGCTGAGGTTGTACCTCCAGTTGAACCAGGTGACTTTATTGACATTCAAGGTGAGACTGCAGACAGAGAGGTTGCTGTTATTGAGTCTTCAAACTCCTTAATCACCTTTGACTATCTTGGATCAGTCTTTGGTAAGGATGCTAAAGGACAAGCAAATCTAACTTCAGGATACATTGAGCAAGTACAGGTCACCTTTGGTGGATCTGGTTATACATCTAGACCAAATGTAAGGGTTGACTCTATATCTGGTTTTGAAGGTACTATCAATGCTCTAGTCGGTGTTGCTGGAGTGGAAATTAATTCTCCTGGTTCTGGATACGCAAAACCAGACATCTCAGTTGAAACAACTGTACCAGATGATTGGACTGCACCCGATCTTTCACTATACGGTGAAGAAGAGGTAGACCCCGAAACCCCATAAATAACTAAAAAAAGTATATCGAGTAATGGCTAAACAATTACTAAACCTTGGCACGGTAGCGAATGATAACACGGGGGATACCCTCCGTGGTGGTGGTGACAAGGTTAACGACAATTTTAATGAGATATATTCCGCAATTGGTAATGGTACTAATTTACAAGTTAGTGTCACGAACCCTGCGGTTGGACAGGTTTTGCGATATAATGGAAGTAGTTTTTTACCGTCAGATCTCACATCATTAACAGCAGCACTAGATGTAAATGGAAATTCTATCATATCCACATCTAATGGAAACATTGGTTTTGCTCCCAACGGAACAGGCGATGTTACTTTCGGTGTTGGTGGTGTTACTTCTACTTTTGATGGTGCGACAGGAAGTATCGACTTCCCCACGAAAGTAGGTTATAAAAATGAATTTGCTGCATTAGGTAATGCACCTGCTGCTGCAAGTTATCCAGGATTCTTCTTTACTGTAGATGGTGATGATAATCCTTATGTAAACATTAATATCACTACAGGTGGTGTTGGTGATGTAAGAGCAAAATTAATAAGTGAATATTCTAGTGTTGATTTATTAGCAGATGTTGATACTACAACTGTTGCTCCTACAAATAATCAAGTTTTAAAATGGAATTCCAGTAGTTCAAAATGGTTGCCAGCAGATGACTCTGCAGGGGTTAGTTCTGTAAATTTATTTGCTACTATTACTGGTGATACTGGATCTACAACTGCCAATAGTCAGACAGACACATTAACTGTTACTGGTGGTACAAACATTACTACATCTATTACTGGTGATGAATTAACAATAGATTTCTCTGGTAATTTAACAACAACCTTTACTGCCTTAACAGATACGGATACTACTGGTTTAGTTCAAGGTGATTCACTATTTTATAATGGAACTAATTGGATTCCTACTCGTAGTCCTATTACTTGGTGGGAAGTTAATGCAACTGGTGCTAATGACTACACTATTGCTGGACCTGGATTTGCTAGTGCAACTGTAGATCCAGATCTTTATGTTATGAGAGGTATGACTTATGCCTTTGATAATACTGTTCAAGCTGGTGCTCATCCGTTTAGAATACAAAGTAGTCAAGGTTTAAGTGGTACTCCATATACAGATGGACAAACTGGTAGTGGAACTGCTGTTTTATATTTCACTGTTCCAATGGATGCTCCAACAAATTTATATTATCAATGCACACTCCATGCAGCAATGCAAGGAAATATAATAGTAGTAGGTTGATAACTAATGGCAAGAACGGTTTCTGGATCTGGTGCTGTAATTGAACCAATTTTTGATGAAGTTTTTGGGGTTCGTGCAGTAAAAGTAGTTAACGGAGGAAGTGGATATCTTGTAAATGATCCACCACGTTTGACTGTAACTGGTTGTGGTACTCCAGATCAAGAAGCATTGTTATATCCTATTATCGATAGTGACTCTGGTAGGATTACACACGTTAGAGTATTAGAAAGAGGTAAAGGATATGACCCTCTTAGATTACAAATTGTACCATCACAGGATACACCTAATGTAGTTGATTCCTTTGATGTTAATAGTATATGGCAAGATCATCCGAATTCACCAACTGGAGGAACATTTGATGGTACTTCAGATAGATTAACTATTGTTTCTGACAACCATCCAAAACCAACACCACTTATAGAAGAGAGAGCACCTGGAGGTGGAGTTGGTGCTGATTTTAAACAGTATACACCTGGTCAAGTTGATTATAATCCTACTAGTGGTTTGATGGAATTGACCATTGGTACTCATACTCATGCTGTAGGTGAACGCATTAGAATAGCGACCAATTCATTAACATTTACTTGTGCTGAGGATGATCACGCAACAGATCACACATATCCTCGTCCAGGTGATCCAGTACATAACACTGCTATACCAATACTTTCTACTACTTCTACAACAATTACAGTACAAGTATTAGCATCTGTACCAGCAACTAATACAACTGTTCATACATTTAAATCTGCAACCTCTGGTGCAGTTACTATTGGCGAAGCAATAATAGATCGTACTTTTAATCAAGAATTTATTTATAGGGGTGGTAAAGATGTACCAGATCCTGATACTAGAGAATTTCAACAAGATAAAGCAGTTGGCATCATGGCAAATGGTGCTTTACTTCATACTCCAGAGTGGGGACCAGATGGAAATCCACCTCCAGGATTTACTATTGATACAGTAAAACATAGTCATATTAAAGATAATAGTGCCTATGATGCAGTAATTGATGGAAATCAATATTATTATCAATCAAGTAAAGTTACTCAAGAATTTGCATTAAAAAATGGTGTGTTTGAATGGGGTAATCAGCAGCAGTTTGTTTGGAATATTAAAGTAGAATTTGATAATGTAATGCTCAACGTTGAAAATGTTGATGAAACATTAGGTACTATTGAAGTTGGAAGAACTGTAGATGAAATTGGTGGTAATGCTAAGGGTGAAATTGCAAAGATTGTAAGGAATGGGTTAGGAGTAATAACACATATTTACCTTAGAGATCTTAAAAATACATTTTCTGAAGATGATGTTCTTTTAGGTTCTACTGGGTTTAGTTTTAGAATTGCGGATCCAGTAACAACATTTCCTAATGGTATTTTTTATATCGATTTTGGTGTTGATGCTGAAGAATTTGGTGCATTTGTACCAGGTCAATATTACTTTGCTCCTGAAGATATTAAAGTTCAAAGAAATTATTTGATTATATGGAATCAATCTGATGCCACTAATTCTCCTGGACATCATCATGTAGATGGTCATCCTATGCAATTTAGTACGACACAGGATGGGTTATTGAATGGGGGTACTCTTTATTACAATAGTACAGGTGCTAGTGCAGCACCATCTGCAGATTATGAGAATGAGATGCAACCTCTATTCATAATGAATGCTGATGAGACTAATCGTATTTACTACTATTGTAAGAATCACAGATATATGTCTGGTTATGCAGGTCATGAAGGATATATGATATTAGATCCTACTGTTGAGGATCATACACCAACTAACGATTATTATATTACTGATTATTTTGCTGGTCCTGATTATTCAAGACATGCTGATGGTCATTCTAAGATCTTGGGTATGTCTTATGATGGATATCCAATTTATGGCCCTTATGGATATGATTTAGGTGGTACTAGTATTATAAGTACTGAACCACTTTTAAGTTACTATGGTGGTCTTTTCTATCAGGTTGGTGATGGTTACCCAACGTCTACTCAAACTGGATCTGGATCTGGTGCTGTTGTTAATATAACTGAAATTGGTACTTATCAGACTGGTGGTATTCAGGCATTTACTATAGCTGAAGGTGGAAGTGGATACGCTGTTGGTGATGGAATTAGAATCCTTCATAAGTATGATGGAGCATTTGTATCTGCATATACGGATAATTCTTGGAATACTACAGGAAGTAGAACTCCAGGAGTATATGGTGAAGTTGGCACTGCGTCTGAATTCACAGTTCAAGCTTCATGGACTTCTGCTAATGGTATTGGTGGTAAACCTAAAGTTACTGTTGATGCTGATGGTTCTGTAAGTAATGTTACATTGGGTGGCAATGGACCTGAGGCGATACCTGGACCAGATGGTAATATGGGATATAATTATGTCGAAGATGAGGTGATTACTATTCCTGGTAATTACATTGGTGGATCT